AGCGTACGAAATGCCTGCGAAAACTGATCTTCCTTGATTCGGTCATACAGCTTGCTGACAGAAAGCTGCTCTTCGCCACTCCAACGAAAAGGTACCTGGCGAGACTTGGTGATCTTCATCGTGCCCGTGCCCATGGTCTGACCAGTGGGGTCGGACGGCACAGCGGCTGGAGTAACATCAAATGCGGTCGTCGCAGGTACGACAGGATAGACAACATCCTGATCCTTTGCAGCCATCTCGGCTGCACCATTGAGATAAACTGCGGGTAAAAAACCTTGCTGCTCACGAAGGACGCGATCGGCAGCAATTTGAATGTCGGGGATTAACCCGGTAAGTGTATTGGCGCTCATGATTGAATTTCCTTTTTGAAATTAGAATGGTTTTGAAGTAGACAATCTTTCGATTAGTCAGTCAGCTTTCCGCCAGCTTTTGAGAAAGCGAGGCGATCTTCTGGCGAGAGCTTGTTGTACTCATCGAGCTTCATAGTTTTCGCATCAGTGTTTTCACTGGGCTTCACCGGGCTCGTAGTCACAAATTTCTTTTCAGCTGCAGCGCGCAACTTCTCACGCTCGCCTTGGATCTGTTCGATCTGCTTATCGAGCGCGCCCACTTCGCCAGTAGATTCACCACTGCCCAGCAGCTGCTCGAACTCAGCGCGCTCTTCCGTGGTGAGATCGCGTTCTTCTTTGTCCGCAACATCCACCAACGACTGCGCTTTTGCGACCTTATCAGATCGCTGTTTGATCAATTCACGTAACATCGTAGACTCTCCTGTATAAACTTTTGCTGATACAACAGCCAGCCGCTCACGCTCCAGCGTAAGTTTTGACTGTGTTTGATCGGAGGCAGGCACCTGCCCACCTTCCGTTAATTGACTTTCATCACTGCTCACCTTACTGAATGAACCAGCTGCAGCGCCGCTGTTGAATAACCCGTTGATCGTTTCCTCCAATGTCGCCACACGATCAGCCATCCCCAGCTTCACGGCTTCGTCTGCACCCACAACGCGCCCTTCGCCAAAGCCATTGCGAACAGTGGCATCTTTCACGCCGCGATGTTTCGCCACAGCGCTCACAAACTGATCATAGATTTCATCAACACGTGTCTGAATGACTGCGCGCGCTTCGTCTGATAGTGGTTCGTATGGATTGCCAGCTGTTTTATATTTCCCGGCACTGATCATGGATATCTTCACGCCATTCTGTTGGAGCGCAGCGCTAATATCTTGATGTGCCGTAAATACACCGATCGATCCCACTTCAGCAGACGGACTGATAACCAATTCATCTGCAGCGCTGCCGATCCAATAAGCACCTGATGCCATCATGTGGTTGGATACGGCGATGATTCTCTTTTGCCCACGTGCCGCAAAGACTTTTGCAGCTGCTTCAGCGATGCCACTGGCTGACCCGCCCGGACTATTCACATCCAGCACAATCGCATCGATCTCCGGATTTTTCAGCAACTCTTCAAACTGAGCACTGAAGCGTTCAGCACTCGTAGCACCAGACATTTCAGTCATCAGATTCGCTCGCGGAAAGATTACGCCAAACAGTGGCAGCACAGCCACTTTGTTGACTCTACGTTCCAGAGGCCGTGTTGCGCCCTGGATCCGCGTCTCGATCTCTTCCGCGCTGAGCTTTTCACCATTCACATGGCGCGCCACAATCTCCGCCAATGTTGTTAATTTGTGGGGTTGAATCGCCCAGGGTGTTTCTACAAAAGCCTGTAAAAGATACGATTGGTTATTGTTGTTATTCATAGGAGTCCTCTGTGTTTCCATCATCGAAATCATTGAAGTCATCAAGCCACGCCAGCACCGCATCCAGCATGCCCTGCTCAGATCCAGCAATGATCGCATCGATGGTCAATTCCAATTCATCAGCACTCATTTGCGTAACTTGCTCAAGCCGCCCATTTGAATGGGTCGAAATAAAAATGTCCATCTGCTTGCTGACATCCACCCCAAACAGTCGCACCTGCGCATCCAATAACGGCTTGAATTGTTTGCTCATAAAAGCGGGCTGGTCCACGCGATAAAAGTTCTCTGCCCAGCTCACGAAAGATTCTTGCTGACCTTTCACCTGGTAACGCTTCGAAGCGCCCAATAAATCATTCTTCTCGCGCTTCATCACGCGCGCAACCGCATCACTCCACAATGGCGCCAGTGCATTCGATGCGCTGCCATCTTGTGCGGCATCCCCACCTTTAACCGTTGTCATATTCAACGGCTGTAACATGTCATCGAGTCCATTACGCGGATTCAAATTCTCGCGTTCTCTCGCCTCATTACGAGATATGAAGCCAGTGTTGATCGCGCCAATGTAAGCCTGGAAGCGCGTCTGAATATCACCCTTCAACAAACCTTCCATCAGATGCTCGTAATAGAAAGTTCCCTGATCCTGTTTCAATAACAATCGCGTATTGAGATGTTCTTCAATGCGCTTCGCCCAGGGTCGCAGCGTATGATTCACATAGCCCTGCTCCTGGCTGTCAATGCCGGTTCCCCAACTGGTGCTGCCTGTCACATCTCCGATCATGTGCGGAGGCACGCGGAATATCCGCGCAATTTCGGCTACCTGAAATTTACGCGTCTCCAGAAATTGTGCATCATCATTGGGAATGCCAAGTTTCTCAATGCTCAAACCATCTTCCAGGATGATTGGCTTGTGACTGTTCTCAACACCCGTGCGCTGATCCAGTGATTCCTTCAGGTGTTCATAGGCTGTATCCGAAAGTTCACTGGTATGCTTATACATAATCCCTGGCTGCGCACCATTGCTGAAAAACTTGGATCCATATTTATCTATCGAGATCGTGAGTCCGATCGTGTTGCGTGCCAGGGCAATTCGCGAATATCCCACCAATCCATCAAACCCAAATGCTGGGATATGCAAAATTTCTTCTGGCAAAAATACACGTGATTTCCCGTCCGATGTTTGATAGATGTACATGCGTTCACCGTTGAAACGCTTCACGGTCATACGGTCTGGGCGCAGTGGCCAGATCTCAGCCACATCACCCGCTTTGTCGAAAATGGGTTGACCAAAGAAGTTCCCCCACCCCAGCATATGCCCCTCAATAAATTCTCGAAACACCATCGATGTGTGTTCAGGGTTTGGTTGATCATGCATCAACCGGTAATACATGCTGTTATAGGCTCTAAATTTATTCCGCCCACGGCGCTCATATAAAATCAACGGCAACGAAGATAGATCTTCTGAAAGAATTGTGAATGCCGCCAACACTGCCGAGACCGTCAGCGAGATCTCAGGTGTGATCGCTTCTTCGCTATAGCTACGCTCACGCACGCCAGTGCGCACCGGTCGTGCATCCTTCTCCGCCAATTGTGAAGTGCGAATCATGCCAATCGTTGCGGGCATTATGGGCGCTCCTTATTAACTTGCGAAGCCAGCCACACCACCAAGTATGATGTGATTACGCTCTCTACCACCATCACCGCCCCCACTACAGTCAGCCCAATCAACGACCAGGTCAGTCCCACAAATAACAACAAAAGACCCAGCGCATAATTTCGCTGGTGTTCGTCTTTCGCACGCAGTGCCGCAATCAATCGCTTGATCATTTCGAGGTCATCTCATGGACCTGCGCAGACAGTCCGTTGATAGCGCTGGTCAACGCATTGATTGAATTCACCAAGGCACTATCTCCTGCCTCAACTTGGAAGGCTTTCTCAAGCTGCGCTTTGAAATTGTTGGTCACTCGCAATCCCACAAATCGCGATGTTCCACTACCGGTGTTGGATGAGACTCTGCCCCACACGATGCCATCCTTCTCCGGATACACCTCGTACACGGTAAAAGGCAAGCCACGTGAATAGACTCCCACGCGGTTCGTGGCAGACTTTGTGTCCATCTGTGATCGGATAATTAAATCGACCAAAGCTGTGTAATCTCCGGGGACCAATTTCTCTTCCATATTCATTCCTTTATGATTTGGGGACCTTGCGCATTTCAAGATCACGATTGGTTTGCGATAATTCCTGCAATGTCTTTTCTTTTTCGACCAACATCTTCTGCAGCTCGTCAGCGATCTTATTCACTGATTCAAGCTGCGAGCGCAATATCTCAGTGATCGGCGCCTGCTCTGCCAACTTCGCCAGGCGATTCATCTGCGTGTTGAGTGTCTCCAACTGTTGATCACGTGCAGCCAATCGAGCGGTAAGGATCTCGATCGTGCGCACGTTATCAACTTTCGCCTTTTCAAGCTCAGTATTCCTGGTATACAGATCCACGTTCTCGTCTTGCATTTTCTCAAGCAGATCTGATCGCTTTCGGATCGTATCAACTTCATCAGATGCAGCTTTCGCCTTGATACCTTCGGTCTCTGCAGCTGTCTTGCGCCTTGTAAAGAGCAGGGTTAAAAAAGCAGTGATGACTGATGATCCCAATATCGCGATGATCAATGTCCCGATATCTAGATTCATCCACTCCCCCTAACCACATCTAAAAATACTGCGAAGATCTTCGGGTCAAACCACGCTGTATATTGATTCATGATCTCCAGCGCTTTGACCCCGCTGTAGCTTTCCCGATACGGTCGATCAGAATTCAGCGCATCCCACATATCTGCGATCGCTACAATGCGCGCAAACAAAGGAATCTCTTCGCCCTTCAGCTGGCGCGGATATCCACTGCCATCCCAACGTTCATGGTGGCAGCGAATGGCATCCATGATCTCATCTGGTAAATGGACCGGTTCTAGCGCGTCACAACCCAACTCGGGATGTTTTTCAACCTGCCCGCGTTGCGCTTTATTTAATTTGCCAGGCTTATAGAGAATACTGGAATCAACAAATATCTTCCCGATGTCATGCGCATCGGCGGCATACTTCAAAAGTTTCAACTGATCGCTACTCAGCCTCAAACGTTCCCCGATCTTTAAAGAGAATTCACGCGTACGTACGGCATGATCTTCCGTGGTCGGTGAATGCAGATCCCCCATCCTTCGCAACATTCGAATGAAATCTCCAAGCTGAATTTCCAAATGGAACCTTTCACTAGGTAAAACAAAACGCCCCGATGACTCAATTGAGTCATCGGGGCGCATCATTCCGATCTGATCGTCCCCGTCTACACAGGGACTGCGACATTATTTCGATCATGGATGGGCAGGGTCTCCCTGCCCAATGTTTCAGATTATAACCCCATGACATAAAAAGTCAATTGAAGTTACATATCTGAATAAAACGACAACCGCCCAGCGCTGGACGGTTGTCTAACAAAAAGGTTGTCTAAGTTAAGTTGGGCAGGCAATTGGTAACCAGGAACCTAGCCCGCCCCTTGCATGGTGCAGTGCACCTCTTTTGCTGTTGTTACCTGGTTGGCGGTTGGTCTCTTACACCCAACCATTGTTTTAGCAAAACATCAAAGCAAATGGCGGCTTCTGGCTTGAGGGGGGCAAGCTGATCACCGCCACGCACAGTGTAGCAAATCTTATTCCAAAAGTCAAGCACCTCCGGAAGCTGTAGCCATTTCCAACTGCGCGAGATCTTGACAACGTAGCCATTCCCGTCTACACTTGCCGGTAAATAACTCGATCGTACGCAGTCACTTTTATCTACAGCCGCAGATGCAGTCATAATCATCTACAGGATATCACCATGAATTATCCAGGCAGCAAAAACGGAGCTGGAGTCTTCCAGACCATCATCAACCAAATCCCACCGCACGATGTTTACATCGAGGGCTTCGCTGGTTCTGGCGCCATCGTGCGCATGAAGCGCCCTGCCCACGTCTCTGTAGTCATCGATGTCTACCCCAGCTGTACAAGCATTTTGCGCGATGCCCTACCTGGTGCTGTAGTCATAAATGACGACGTGATCACAACCCTGCGGTCCACTGTAGATGCATCTGGCTACCCTGAAGAAAACTGCTTTGTGTATCTCGACCCGCCTTATCTCAAGCGTGACATCGATGGCACGCCGGTGCGGTCCTGGCAAGGCAACATCTACGAACATGAGTTCGATACCGTCGAACAACATAAGACTCTACTGGCATTGATCAAGTCGTTGAAGTGTATGGTGATGATCTCAGGCTATTGGTCGCAGCTCTATGCAGCTGAGTTAAAAGATTGGCGCACACTCTCCTACAACGCCATGACCCGCGCAGGCAGACCCGCCAAAGAATTTCTGTGGATGAATTACCCCGAGCCGATTGCCCTGCATGATTATTCATTCCTGGGAGAAAACCGCACCGATCGCCAGCGCATCAAACGCAAGATCAAACGCTGGGAAGAACGCCTGGCAAACATGCCCACCCTCGAAAAACGTGTGCTGCTGCAAGCCATGGAATCCCTGCGGCATGCCCCGTAGATAAAAACATCTGCGCTTCAGAAAAACCTGCAGTGCAGACAGATCTATCTACCATCGATGAACACTATAAATCCAAATAAAATTCTCGGCTGCCATCGCAGTTGAGAAAATCTACACTGGCCACATTAGAAGGCGACGAAATAGGTAGACGAAATAGGTAGACGAAATCAAAGTGAATAATATACAACTTGAAAAGAAATCGCCCTATCCCCCCACCCTTCTGACGCCCCTCGTCTCATATACACTCTTGGAATACTCGTAAAACTTAGCCCTTGCCATTGCACAAACCCATGCAACAATTGGGTCTATGCGTTTCGTGCGATCAAGACTTCTCCCCTTGTGCTGCTTGACCAACTTAACTTGAGCATTGCCATTCTTATGAATGCTGGCATTACCAAAAGCCCAGCGCGCAACCGGGTTCGGTTCGTGAGTCAGCGCCGGTTCTTCGATGATGGTGCCATCATCCAACTCGAATTTATTACGCTGCTTTAGCAAAATTTCCACATAGTTGATCGGGTCCGTCAGCGTGCCATACTGCTGGGGAATATCGACGCAGGTCAAACGGTCCGCTTCGAAGCGCTGCCATAACATCGTTGCAAACGATTTATCTCCATCCAGCTCGATCACTTTATATAGCTTGCGTACTTCCTGCACCCGTTCTTCAATTGCTGTGTAATCAATAACATCGCCTTCAGTGGCATATAACCAACCCGCCGCAGCCCATTGGTCATATGGAATGTGATCCTCTTTGATACGTGCCTGCATATTCTTTTCAGGAATCCAACAGTCCCAGATCACGCGCCAATCATCGAAGTCATCTTGCGGTGGGAATACCAGGCAGATCGCGCTCAGGTCCGTGGTGGTCGATAGATCCATTCCAAGATAACATTCCTTGCCCAGCAGATCCGTGCGGCTCCACTCCCCAACCGTGCTATCGAACAGGTCCAACGGCAGCCATGTTGTGAGCTTGGTGGTCACCCATTGATTCAGATTGAGCCAACGAAAGAGTAGCTCATCTGCCGGGTTTAGTTTTGCCTCAACCGCAAGTTCTCTAAGAGCCTCGATCGGGAAAACAATATCCAGCATGGGATTAGCTTTGTACCAGTTCTTTTCATTCCAAATATCTTCACCAAGGTAGGCGAAAATAACCGCATACATTGTCGCAATATCTTTGGATTTATCGCCTCCTTTTTTTCGCGCCTCGATGACGGTCATTGCTTTTTCGTGTAATTCCCAGCCAATGGTTACCCGATCGGGATCTCTACCAGCAGTAGTTAATACAACTCGCAGTGGTTCACGCCGCGCCAAACCTGTGCCATGAGTAAGGATATCGTACAGCTCGCGACCGTGCCAGGTATGAATTTCATCCATCACGATTAAGCTCGCATTGGGTCCGTGTTTGTTAGACACATCACTGGAAAGAACTTTTAACCTTGTACCTGTTTCTTTGTTAACTATCTCCTTGATGCTATCTGTAATTTTCACGCGCTTCATGAGTGCAGGGTCTTGTTCGATAATCTCGACGAGTGGTTCATATAGTGTTTCGCGGGCATTCGTTTTATCTGCACCAGCAAAATGTATCAAGCCATTTGGCTCTTGTTTATCAAAGAGTTGTTTGGCGCAAATGCCGCAGCCCAGATTCGATTTCGTGTTCTTTTTGGGGACCTCTACATAGACATCCTTATATTGGCGTAACCCCCGATTATTGATAGTTCCAAAAACATCAGCAACGATTTTCCGATTCCAATCCTGAAACACAAATGGCTGTCCGTGAAAGTCCCCCGTCAACTTTAACAGCTCCATAAACTTAACTGCAAACTTAACTGCACGCTCAGCCTTTTCTTTATCGAACATAAACCAGAATCAACTTCCTACAACTTCACCATCATCAACCCACACAAACTCTGCTACTGGTCTGTGCATCTGGCAGCCAACGCAATAAGTTGCTCCATAAAAATGTGGATTGCGCGCATAGGTCTCAGATAAATCGCGCCCCATTTTAGTGACAGTCCCACATCCGTTCTGATCTAATTGTTTTTGAGTCCAGAACTTGCCCGTTCGTGGCAGCATGCTGTCTGGATAGATTTCAAACTTGACATAGTTCTCACCCTCATAGCGCTCTTTTTCTTCGTCACTTAAATCACGCAATGGATATTTAGGCTTGGATCCAATGTGTTTATAAGACTCACGGTATGGTCGGATAAATCCTTTCTTTCGCTCATCTTCCGAGAGCACTAAATAAACTTCCTGTTGTGGTGTTTGTGTTTCATCCGCGCCGTGACCAAGCCGCGGATCACTCGGGTTGGTTGTTAAGTGCGGTCTATTTTGCCTGGTCCATTCATCCCAACTTTCAGGACGAGTCTTGTCAAAACGCACAGGTGATACCCAGCGCGGTGTGTTTGGCTTTTTTATTTTGAATTGGTGACCGCACTTAATACAACTACAATCCCAAATCAAATATTTTCCCGCACTAGGTAAATCATAAGAAAACGACTTGTGTAAATAAATGCATCGCAGGGCTTTTAAATATTCAAACATATTATTCATTCCTTTCAATCAAGCAGATCATCCATCGGGCTTTTCGGCTGCTCTGGATCTTTCTCTGTTGGCGCCACGCCTGCCCGCGATCGCGGCGTGAGATACAACGATTGCGCCAGGCTATGAATCAATTTGCGTTTACCATCCAGGCGCGCATCAATTCCCTGAAACCTTTGCAGCAACGCATTCGCCTGGGCGAGCGCATTGAAATAATCTTTCAAATTTTTGTTGTTGGGCTTGAGTTTGTTCAACCATTTGAGATGTGTATTCCAAACTTTGAAGATCACTTTTCGCAACGCAGACAACTCAACCAGCTCTTCCTCAGCAAGGCACAACTTGATCAACTCATCCGCATCAAACGCCGTGATGATCTCCCCTTTCGTTTCCTTGTATAGACTCAACAGTCGAGTCCATACCGCACTGGCGTGTTTATGTCCAGTCAGCGCAGCGGGCGGCTTCGAATCGAGTTTGGTCTTGGGCTTCATCGCCACTTCAGCAGACTCTCGCTTCTTTTTGTCTGCCTTTGCGTCGTGCCGTTTACTGAGTGATAAATCTTTTTTAGCTGGCATAATTTCTAGGGTCGCGAAATTCTCACATTGGGGGAAAAACTTTTACCGCAGTACCCACGTCGGTCTAGCCCTCCCAACGCCAGAGTTTTGACTCCCCCTCCCCTACGCCTTGCTCCCATCGCGCGCGGTTTTATGGTTGTGACACTTATGGCATAGTGACTGTAAGTTACTATCATGATCGCTGCCTCCTTGTCGCTTGGGTTTGATATGGTCCACAATGATCGCCTTGATCTGCTTGTGTGGATGGATGCCATACGGATCTGCGCACCATGGATGCTTGGCAATGTATGGATCCCTGACCTTCACCTTCCACTGTTCATATCCATACCCACGCTTGGATGAGTTAGGCCTGTTATCCTTCCGCTGTGGACGCTCAAGCGCTGGCTGCCCAACACACTGCGGACAGCCAGCGCCTGGAGTGATCAGGATCCATGGATGCTTAGCACATGGACGCGCTGCACGTGAGGGCATCAGGCGAAGCTAAAGCCGATGCCTAGCCCACGTGTATAGAACTGATGTGCACGCCTGGTCCCAAACAACTGTATGATCCATGTGATGACCAGGACTAAAGCCTTTGCGAACTCAAGCAGCTGAGCATCCCATGTATTGACATCAAACGCAGGGACATACTTCAATAGGACCGCAAGCCCAAGGATCGCAAAGAGATTGAATGCAGCGGACCAGATCCCTGATGTGCCAGGTGTGACAACACCCACAGACTTCAGCACATCAACAATCAGTGCAATCACAAACGGCAGACCAACCAATAAGCCAAAGACTTGAAAGGCTTGCTCTAATGGCAATCCCATGAATGTGGCCACACTGGCAATGACCAACGCCAAGCCAACAGGTAAACCAAGTGCCTTCAATAGTTCTTCGAGTTTCGGGTTCATAACATACTCCTTTTATCTAATGGACCAGAATCACACGCGCCCCGATGACTCTCTCTTCTGAGTCATCGGGGCGCATCATTCCGATCAGGGTGTCCCGGTCTACACCAGGACTGCGACATTATTGAATTGTCTTCCGCATTATACATCCAACGGATTATGTCATCGGCTTCCGAATATCAACCAAAGGATGCTGCCAATATTCGCTCCAACAGACATGGATATAAGAATCCGCCAATGTAAGGAAGTCGTCTGATCGCCAGCTTTCGAGACTTGCATATCACGCAAGACCTTTTCAACAAATAAAGCATCTGGATTTACCCATTTATAAAGGCGGGCATATTCATCGCCTTCTGCGACACAACGAAGAATATGCAATATATCTTCGCACGCTGCACGCCGTATTGGACGGGTTCTTTGACAATGCACACACCATTCAACATTTGGATCAAATTTGCTTATGACAAATTCGCACCCTATCAAATCACATTTATACATAAACAATTCCCAACTCACGCTTCAACAGCAGCGACGCTGTGCTTTCCATAACGTGACATCAATTGCAAGAATGCGGCTTGACCGATCTCCCAGCGCTCTAGATTCTTGCAGCCTGGATAGCGGCATTTAATCCCACGTGCATCGCCTATCAAATAAACATCCACATCTGGTTTATCTGGTAGAGCTGCGCATGTACAAATGGATACATCCCACCGCGCCAGCGCAGTGACTCTCCGCTCATCATCCATCACGGGCTGTAGATGACCGATGATATGACTGTGCGGATGCTTGGATAAATAGTCGGCATCGACAGCTTCACCGGTGCAGAGGAAATACTTTCGTCGCGATGGTTTTGTCATGGCATATCCAATCCCCCGCCAAAACAACAGTAACAATTTAAGTGAACAATTTGCAGTAATAGATGCATTCTCCAGAATCCTTTCCTGCGTTATATAAGACGATACCACAGATGATATGGTTACGGGTTAATTTAGAACAGTTTTTCTTGTTTGCAATTTCATTTCAAAAACAACAACGACTCAGCCACTACATAGCCAGGCTGTGGATAATCCACCAAGCCCATAGAGCGCAATCTTCCCAACGGATTGTTAAACGCACCACCGGTTGCATATCCAGCCAGCGAAGCACATTCATCCTTCGTGATCGCATTCGGATATTTATCAAGCAACACCCGTAAGATCTTCTGGTGTGGACCCGGCAGCACACTCAACACATGCCGTTGCATTTCATCAACCGTCAACGGCACCTTTGGATAATTCGCCACCTGGCGCCCTGCATCAGTTAAACGAATTTGCGCTGATCCAACATAATCAACCAATCCAGCTGAGCGCAGCGTGCCACGTGGGTTGTTGAAGGCGCCGCCACCAAACGTATACCCAGCCAGGAAAGCCACTGCCACCTGCATGGGCGTATCGATGCCAATAGACTCTAACCACGCGATGGCATCCAATATCCGCTGCATCGGACCAGTGATCTCCGCAGAACTCACAACCTTTATCAGTGCTGGATTTTTAGCGTCCTTACGCATGACCGTTGCTACTGTCTTATCTTTCCCTGGTGCACCACGATCTACGCCAACATACACATCAGAGCCAGGTAATTTGGGAAGTCCTTGCAATTGGCGCATCTTATTTATGGTAAGTGAAGACACATCCCATTTCTCAACTGCTTGCTTCAATGTGTCAGCTAACCCTGTCAGCTGCAGCGGATACGCATCGATAGACTCTGCCACATTTTTGATATCGGCGGCTGAAGCTCGCAGATCTGCGAGTGATTTCATGATCGCATCATATTGCTCAGGTGGCAGCACAGGCACTTCCACACGCTCAACTTTCGGCTGAGGCTGAGTCGTCACCGGTCGCTCACGCAGCTGCCGCTTCAGGTCCGCATTCTCCCTGGTCAATACATCCAGCGTTTTCACTTCCTCTTCAGCAGCTGCCGGCAGGTCTCCAAATTGCGCCGCAATATCTGCGATCTGCGTCGATGCTTTTGGAACCACGATCGACGAGCGCTGCCCAGCCTTCGGATGTGTGGTCTGCACTGGGTTCGATTTGAATTGCACGATCCCCTTCCCTTCAATCGCAGGACCAAACGAAAAGAATGCACCAGGCTCCAGATCACGTAGACCAACAGACTCAGCCTTGCTCATGCCCAGGATGTCACCCGCGCGCCTCTGATCAATATCCAAAGTTGTTCCACCGATAAAAACATTTCTCGCATCTGCGATCGTATCCTTATCGATCTTCGAAACGCGCTGCGTTGCCAATATCCCACCGATGCCACGCTTACGACCTGCGCTCATCAAACTACGGATCGCGCTGCGTGACAGCATCGACGGGTTGACTCTCGCCCCTTTCAGCATGTACGTGTCGTTCGTCGTTTCCTGCTGAGCAAATTGGTGCGCTTCATCCACCATCACCACCATCGGATGATAGAGCTTCTTAGGCAGGTTCATCAACTCGCTGACGAACTCCGCCACGAACATACGCCGCTTCACCCATGGATCTTCTTTCCCTGGCAGATCATAGATATCGATCACCGCGCTCACGCCGGTCTCTGCCAGTTTGCGCGCCAGCAACCCAGCTGAGCGGATGTCGGCACGCAGATCGCCGTTTTCCGAGACGATCAACAGATCCAACTTTTCACGTAGCGTACTGAACTCCCCCTCCGGATCAAAGATGATCGTCTGTATCGACGAAGCCACAGACTCAGCGATCAGCCGCAATAACCACGATTTACCCAACCCGCTCGATGCGCAGATCAAGGCACGTGTATCAGCCAACACCATCGCATCAACTTTCACGTTCCTGGAATCAGATGTGCCAATCGTGAACTTCATTTTTTCCCACCCTTCAATGCAGTTCGAGCGTTGCGAATAACATCTGTAGAAAGCACAGCACCAACCATTTCAGTAACCCCGCAAGCACCAGATGTGTAATCAACTTGATCAAGCACTACACCCAACCATTGCCTCAATTTTTTATTATCATCCAGCACTTTTTCTACATCTGCAAGTTCGGAAAGTTTTTTACGTAATTCTTCCAAATCCGTCCAGGCGTTATCGCGCTCACCAACAAGGTCATTGAATTCGGCAAGAGCTTCATCAGCATATTTTCGACGTACTTGCAATTTCCCTGGTATTTCCTTGTCCACATACGCGCCGATCAAATTGGTTATTTTGCTCACGTTATCCTCCTGACATGATCGCGGTGATAGAAAGCGTGCCACTCAGTTGAGTGGACAATGGATATAGCGTCAATGGTCGGTTCTACTTTGCCATCAGGAATAACAACTTCAAAACCTAACTTACGCCATTGCTTCATCGTCTTATATTCATCATTTGCACGCACGATGCGTAATATATTTGGACAATTGTCTTTGTTTGGGCGAGTAGCAAACTTCCACCGGCAAACGCTGCAAGACCAAAACCCATCATTTCTACGATACGGTTTATGTTTCACAATACCCTCCTCGATCTCTTTCTCAACTTCCACCCAGGGTACGGATCATCCTCACTCTTGATCCCTGCCTGAATTGCCGGCATTCCATCAAACAGCGGCATCGTCTGATCAATAAAACTTTTTACAACACTCGCAGATTGACCCGTATATTTCGGATGTCGTAAAGCCAGCTGCAAGGCGCCAATGATCGATATCAGATCAAGCAGCGAAACATCAATACTGAATCGGAGCTGATCATTGGCTTTCAGCTCAGCCAGC